TAGTTGCTGACTACGATGCTCCTGTAGATTGGTATGTAGTAGATAAATTGATACAAGTTCAATGTAAAGAATACTTACCTACATGGAGAACTAAAACCCAATCTGGATATATAAGACTTATATGGGAGTTTGAAGACTGTTTGCCAATAGCCGCAGATATGTACGACTCTTTTATAAAGAGGTTATCTACCCAAATAGGGATAGAAAGAATATTTGCAGGTTTTGATACTGCATCATATAAAGCTAGTCAGTATTTTGAGATAGGTGAAGACTGGGTTAAAGTAGATACTCCCCTTGAGAGTTCTGTTTATCGTACAGCTCTATTCAAAGCTGCGGCAGATAAACCTCCTCAATCAACAGAGACATCTATTCCGATAGATATAGTAGCTGCAAAAGTAAACGAGCAATTTCCAAACAGGTGGCAAGGAGATTTTAATATTGGGTCAAGAGGTCCTTTGTTCTGGATTGATGATGGAATCGAAAGGGAAGGATGTCAAGTGGTCGAGGAAGGTATGGTATGTTATAGCGATAGGGCTGGTAAAGGGTTTGTTTTTTGGAAAGAGATTTTTGGTTCTTCCTTTGTTAAGGAATACGAAAATAAAAAGATGGGTTCCATATTAGATCAGTATTGGTTTAATGGAAAAGTACATTATAAATTGATGCATGGTACAACACAGCAAATACCAAAAGATCAATTAGAGTTAGAATTGAAGGTCGCTGGTTTTTCACCCCGCCCTAAAAGGGGTCAGCTTGTTTCAGAACTTGAAACAGCTAAATTAGCAATAGCTAATCAAAATAGAATAGATGAAGTAGCTCCTGTTGTTTTTAGTAAGGACAGAGTAGTTACGTACAACAGTCATAGGATTTTAAACAATGCAAATATTAAGCCTATAGAGGCTGCCGACGATGGTGATCCTAGTAAGTGGCCTTTTTTACATACTTGGTTAAACCAGTTATTCGCTAATAACGGGACACCGACAGTAACTTATTTCTATGCTTGGATGAAAAGGTTTTATGAGGCTGTCTCAGAGCGGAAGTATGCTCAAGGACAAGCTTTGATATTAGTAGGTCCAACTAATAAAGGAAAGAGTCTTTTATCGAATCGAGTTATAAGTGCGCTAGTTGGCGGATTTGCAGATGCATCAGATTACCTAAGTGGGCAAACTAATTTTAATAAAGATCTAGCTCGTGTAGCTTCTTGGGTCATTGATGATACAACATCCGCAGCTTCTTTCCAAGACCGTAGAAGAGCTACTGAACTAATTAAAAGAAGTGTGGCTAACCCAAGGATTGAGTACCATGCGAAGTACGTAGATGCTGTTTCGATACCCTGGACTGGCAGAGTTATTCTTTCATTAAACGAAGATGCCAACAGCCTTTCAGTTATTCCCGCATTAGATTCAAGTAACAAAGATAAGCTTTTAGCTCTTCGTATATCTAAAAAAGCTACGAGTAAGTTTCCTTCGAACGATGAAGTGGAGAAAACAATAAGTGAAGAGCTTCCACACTTTGCTAAATGGCTTTTAGAATGGGATATGCCTAAAGAAATAAAAGGCGACGCTCGTTTTGGTGTGGCATCTTATATCGACAAACAAATTGCTTCTGCTGCTTACGATAACTCCAGTAGATCAACAGTCGCTGAGTTAGTTGAATTCTTCGTAAAGAGAGCTAGAGAGCATTTTACCAACCCTAAATGGACTGGTACTTTAACTGAATTCCAAGGATGTATACATTTATTTAACAATGGAAGAAATATAGGCGTGTCAGGTAATATGGACTTTGTCAGGTTGGGCTTTTATGTTTTAGAAGAAACTAGCGTTAGTAGTAAAAAAGCTAGGCCAATCAGATCTATTGGTTCTGGACAAGGTAAGACTTGGGAGATTGACCTTGATGAAAAGTATGATATTGATAAAGAGGCTATGAAAGAAACAGTAGCCGTTTAAATATGACAGCAAATCAATTGATAAGACAAAGGGATGAACTTTTAGATTTAACTAAAGAAATAATAAGTTATTTAGAATCTAAAGGATCTCTTTTTAATGACCAAGACATGTTAGAAGATGCTGAAGCTTACACAGAAAGAATGAATGACTTAATAGGTCTTGATTCAAAAGCTGATAGTTCATATTCCTAATAAAAGTCTTCTGGTTTATTTAATTTTTTAATAGGTAAATGCAAACCTGAAGATTTAAATTGAAAACCATCTTTGTCTTTATCTCCCTTTTTTACAAATTTTGCTTTCTTTAAAAGTTTTGTAGTTGGCAGCCAACCAACAAGCCACACAACCATTAAATCTTTACGAACGCGTGTAAAGAAATACACATCGTTATTAAGGTTAGGGTTTTTACTGCAATTAACAAAAGCGCTGTAGCTAGGTTTAGGGTCAGAGCTACACATTTTAGATTTTACTTCAATGTGTTTTTTCTTATATAAGATATCAAAACAGTAAGAAATATTTCCTACATACTTACTTCTAGGTAAGTATTTATTAACAGCTACTTCCCCTAAACAACCTGTCATCCTTCCTAAACCCCTGGTGTATGAATTAGGGAGAACTCCCATAGCTTTAGCTCTACTATGAGCTACGCAAATATCATCTCCAGAAGGAGCAAATTTAACAAAACCATCTGTATTTTTAAACTGTCTTTTATTTAAAGCCATTAAGAATCATCGAAGTTTATCTTCTTAGCTGTAGCTTCCCATGCAGGGAAAAAAATCTCTTCCATACATCTTACTACTGCTTCTTGCTCATACCGCTCAGAAAAACCAACACCTGATATTAACAAAGAAGCTTCCATCATTTCATGACGTATTGTTTCTATAATATCTCTTTCAGTTAAGTCTGTATTTAGCTGGATAAGCTTATCGTCATGGAAGTATTGACCGAAAGTATACCCACCGTAATCTTTAAAAGCTTCAAATTTAATTTTAACTTTTTGACCACCTATTATAATTGTTTTTGGAATTTTCATTCAACATCACCAATTACATGAAATGTCATTGTATAATCGAATACCAGAAGCTATAGATTCAGCTATTCCTTTCTTATGCTTAACAGCAAACTCAAATTCTTTATTAGAACTACCAAAAAAAGGTTCTGCTATGCAAGCTGGCATACTTGTAGATCTTAAAAACATAGCTCCACGACTTCCTTTTTTACGGGCTTTTATTCCTCTACTTGTGTTTTGAGGAAAAGAGTCTTCAAAAGAATCTCTTAACGCCCTTGATAAAAGTCTTCCTCTTTCGGATGTGTGCCAATAAAGCCACTCATGCCCTTCTGCTTTAGGCGTAGCTGCATTAAAATGAAGTTCAATAGCTGTATCTACTTTATCTTCATCTAGCTTTTTGGATAGCCAACGCATAGAACTGACATAGCTAGATCCTTTATACGTACTATAAACTTTATATGGGTCATCTAATCGATCCCCTATCATCTCAGCCAACTCTGAGTTGTAATCCCATTCACTAATACCAGTTACGGAATAAGCTCCAGAATCATTAGGTCTGCTGTGTCCTACGCAAAGTGCTATCATGTGCTTTAAATATAGCACATTTAACACTTAAATCACGAAGTTAGTCCGTATCACGATCAAAGTCTATTCTCCTTATACGATCTAACTCTTCAGGAGATAGTTTAGCGGCAGATACTGGGTCGCCTATTTGTTTGTAGTCCATGTCTTTAGGATTAGGTGAAAATTCCCAAGGCATTACTTTCTCCCCAATCATTTTTTCTGTCCTAGTTGGGTAATACCCCATAGCTTTACTGCCAGGTTTCGGAGGCCCCATTGGTTGTTTACGAGTAAATAAACGACCGTCTTTTTCAAAAAATTCGTTTCCTCTTTTGTACTCAGCTTTTTTAGTTTCGGAGAAAGATGGGTGATTAGTCCCTTTTAAAACCATATTTGTTCTGGGATCTATACTTCCCCCGTGAACTTTCCAGTCATTTAACTCTGGATGCCACACCCAAGCGTCAAAAGAACCTTCGTTACTAACCTCATTAGCACCATCAACAGGAGGATCTGTAGGTTTAGGAGCTGTTAACGGAAATAGCTTTTGTAACTCTGTACGTGTTTTTTCATCGTACTTAGAACTACGTAAATTAAATTTTTCTTCGTCTGCCACTATTTATTATTGTTACCAATAATTATAGCACGTCTATAGGAAAAATCACTGTGGAACTTCTGCCCACGACCCATGAGATTACCTTCTTTAAAGGGGTAATCGTACCCTTGAATTAGGGTAACTGTAGGAGGATCATATATTGCGCTTTCGTTCAATGCTGAGTCGCCCACTAAGTCGTTCAAGGCGCAATTTGGCAGCAGGGCTACCATCAGCAGCAAGGCGGTCAATTTCATCTTCAAGGCCATATACGTATTTCCGTTGTTTCGACCTAGTATAATTCACATAAGCCTCTAACGCTAATACTATTATCCTCAAGAAATGCCTCACTTCTTTTTAGACATTATAGACCAAATAACGCCTATAAGTGTTACAGCAGCAGATACTCCTGTGGTTACCTCGCTATCTGTAGCCATTCCATTCTGCGTCATAAACCCTCCCCCGAAGGTTAGCATGTGCCTAACAATTCCTAATATTGATTCTTTGTTCATTTCTTCTTCTTCTTTAACAGGTTATAGAGCGTGATAATAGCTACTGTAATACCCAACAGGCCACCAACTACTTGAATACCCCATTGGATTACTTCAGCGTACGGAATAGTAACAGCAATCAAAGATCCCGTTATTCCTGTAGCCCCCTTTACAATTAGCTCTTCATTGCTCATAAAAGGGGCAATATAGCACAATTACTCGTTAGTATCTACGTCGGATTCTTCTACCTCCATAGTCTCCTGAAACTCAGAAAGTCCTTCTTTTTCAGTATGAACAGTGTGACTGTCGTTAACATCACTAATAGTGTGCCATCCTTTTTCACGAAGCTTTAAGTAGTCTCCATAGTCCTGACAAACTCTTTTGTCAGTATGTTTTACAGTATGCCCGTTACCATCTGTAGATTCTTGCTCCACTGGATTAAGCATCCAATGAGTCTTAAAATCCTCCTCAGATAAATCGAGATCAGGCATTACTCTGAATCTTCTTCTTTAACAACTTCAGGTGCAGGTGGCTCTTCTCCAGTTTGTTTAGCAATTTCTTTTGCTACAACGACAAGCGCTTCAGCCCCATTTAACCCTACTTGCTTAGTAGCGATGTCGAGTGATTGATAGATTACTTGTATGAATCCTTTCGGAATTTCTAATGTAATTTTTTCTTCCATAATACTGTTAGGATAGCTA